CTGCCCGGCGCCGAGCTGGCCGACCTTGAACAGGAAGCCCTCTTGGGGCTTTGGCTGGCCTGTTGCGACTACCAGCCCGAGCTTGGCCCCTTCGGGAGCTTTGCCCGGATGTGCGCCCGGCGCCGGATGGTTACCGCCCTCAAGGCGGCCCAGCGGTTCAAGCACCAGCCCCTCACCGAAGCCGCCCGCGAGGCCGTTGGACCGGAGGGCGGCCCGATGCCGGTTTTGGAACTGCTAGCCGACCCGCAAGCCGATCTTGCCGCCCAACTGCTCCAACGCGAGGCCCTGAGAACGCTTCTAAGGGCCTGCGATGACCTAACGCAGGTAGAACGTCGCGCCTTTTTCGGGATCGCGCAGGGGCGCCCTTACCGTGAGCTTGGCTCAAGCAAGCGGATCGACAACGCCAACCAGCGGGCCAAGCGGAAGCTGCGGCGGGCGATGGCGGCATGAGGCTGCGCGAGGGCCAACGAGTCAAGACGCCGCTGGGGGCCGGGCGAATCTTCCAGCTGCGCAATGCCAAGGATGAGGTCAAGGGCCACGGAAAGCCCATCCGGGGGCTGGCCTACGCGGTGGTGGACCTAGACAAAGGAGGCCGCCGTGTCTACCCGGCCAGGGAGCTAGAGACCTTAGACAGCTGAGGGGGCGGCACCGCCCCCCGGCGCCAAGCGGGCACGGAGGCCGCCCCTGGGACTAGACCGGCGCTACCGACCGGGACCCCCAGGGAATCTCCCCCGTTCTATACACAATGCTTTCCCCAGATTCCACAAGGGAATTCACAGCCAAAAACTCGCGGTGAACATAGGGGGTTAGGTCTTTGCTTTCTCTAATTCCAAGGCCTTTGAATTTGCGCCCCAGCGCATCGCCTACTACTAGAAAGGCAAAACCGGAAAGGCCGCAATGAAAGGAAACAAAACCGCATGAGCGTTCTAGATGAGGCCTACCGCAAGCAAACGCGGGAGCTGAACGCAGCCCTCGCATCCGCCCAGGCCGAGTTTCCGCCGATCCCGCAGGATCGCAAGGTGGAGGTGGAGGCCAAATCGGGCGCGCGCTACTCCTACACCTACGCGCCCCTAGAAAGCATCCTGGCCGCCGTGCGCCCGGTGCTGGCCAAGCACGGCCTGGCGCTACTGCAGCTGCTGGAGGATGACGGCCGCGGCCCGGCGCTGCGAACCGAGCTGCGCCACTCCGGGGGAGGCCTGGTGAGTGGCACCTTCCCGCTGCCGCGGGTGCCCGAGGACCCGCAGGCCCTCGGCTCGATGCTGACCTACTTACGCCGCTATGCCGTCACCGCGGTGCTGGGGATTGCGACCGAACGCGACGACGACGGGGAGCGGGCCAAGCCGAAGCCTCGAGCCAGCCGAAGCCAGCCGAAGCCAGCTGAACCCAGCCAGCCCCGGCCGATGTTTGAGCCACCGGAGGCGAAACCGGAGGCCGAGCTGGCGCCGCTGGTAACCGAGGTGCAGCACCGCTTTGAAACGCTGCGCAAGCTGGAGGCCCAGCTGGAGATTCCGCAGCGGCGCGACTGGACACAGTGGGTGCGGGTGCAGCTGGGCCTCAAGGGTGGCGAGGTCGGCAACCCCGACCAGTACCGGCGCGCGATCCGCTTGCTTGAGGCCGAGGAAGCCAAGCTAATCAGGAAGCTGGAGGAAAAAAGCGGCCAGGGGGGCTAACATCCGCGTTGCCGCCAGTTTTCGCTAGCGCCCCTAGTGGCGAGGAACGGAGGAACCCCTTTGCAAGCGTTCAATACGGACGCAGCCCTACAGGAAGCCCTGGAACCGCTGCGCCAGCAAATGGCGATGATCGAAACCGAGATAACACAGCTGGAGGAACGATTGCGCGACCGGCGCAACGTGCGAACCAACGTTGGCCGGGCGCTGATTGCGCTAGACCCGCAATGGGCGGCCGACCATCGGCCGAAAGGGAAGAAATCCAAGGGCGGTCCGCGCATGAGTGACGAAAAGCTAGAAAAGCTGCGCGCGCTGATTCGGGAGCGCGGGCCAAACGCCGACCTATCCGCGCCCGAGCTGGCGCCTGCGCTGGGTCTCGCCACTTCGACCCTTAACCCGGCGCTTAGCTACCTGGCCGACCAGGGATTTCTCCGGCTTGACCGGATGGGCGGCCAACGTGGCACGACCAAGTTTTACCGCTACACCGGCCAGGCCAGCGAGTGAAAGGGGGAACGATGACGAACGGGTCGCGTAGCCGCCACGCCACCCTGTATGACTTCCGAGACCTTGACCTAATGCTCAAGCTCAAGGCCGAGGCCAACGGGGATGGCTGGGCCGACACCGAGACGATGGCCGAGGCGCTGGGCTTTGGGGAGGATCGCCTGCCCATTGCCCAGCGGCTTACCTGGATGCGCCGCTACGGGATGATCGAATTCGATGACCAGCGCAGGATGTGGCGCCTCAGCGAAGGGGGCGAGCGGGTAACCGAAGCCCGCCTGCGGGCCGCTCAGTCCAACGCCATCGAGCGGCTAGACGATGAGGTAATGGTCGAGGTGATGGCCAAGGTGACCCAGCGTTACATTCACGGCTCACCGATGCTGGCCTCGTTGCTACGGCGCGAATTCATGTTCGGGACGAAACCGCGGTGAGCAAAGGGCGCACCGTTGGCGAGCTGTTCGACCGCTACCAGCGTGGCCAGCTGCAGGACCCCCCCGCGGCCCGATTGGCCGTGTGACCTTTGCGGCCACCGCCACCAGCCAGGGAGGCCCTGCGGCGCCTCCCGGCCGGATGGCAAGGCCTGCGGCTGCCGTGCCTAAAGACGGCGGCTGCCATTGCCTTTGCAGAGCTAGCGGAGGCCCACGATCTATGGTCGGTCGAGGTGCCGTTGTGCCGGGCCTGCCTGCTGGCCTGGGTCGAAGCCGCGCGTATGAGCTAGGTGCGTTTGCGCGACGGCCTCTATCGGGTTGTTGCCCCCTGGTTTGTGGCCGGGTTTGTTGTCGAGGGAGGGCGCATCGTTCGGCTGGCGCCGATCCTGCGGCGCCGGTTGGCCTACTGGCTAACGCTGGCCGAACGAATCGGACCCTAAAGCGCGATCCCGATAGTGCGCAGCCGGGTTAGCTGTTCCTCAAGCGGCCCCGGCGGGAGCTGGAAATCGTCCCGCCCGCGCGCGCGGTGGACTACCTCCGTGCCCGCATAGGCCGGTTCGGGAACGAGCGATACATCGGCCAGGTGGCAGCGGGTCCGAACGAGCTGCCCGGCCTCGTTTTTGCGACTGCGCCCGAGCGGCACGAAGCCGACCGAAAAGCCGCTCACCATTCCCTCATCGACCAAGGCCAAGGCATGGTCACCGATCATCCCGCCGACCACCTGAAAGGAACCCCAAAGGCCCTCGGCGGCCTCGCGCAATTCCAGCGCCCGCCCGATCCGGTCGGTAAGGCCGTCCCGGTGCTCAAACCGTAGGTGCACCCGGTTGGGCGCCTTGAGCGCGCGCGCGAAGGAACCGGGGGCGAACACCTCATCGTAGGGAGGCCCGCCGGGGTCCTGCACCCGCGCCGGGGTGTTGTAGGGAACGCAAAGGCCCTCAAGGATGCGCCCCTCGGCGCCGCTCATTTCCGCCGAGACGAACCGGCGCAGGATTTCCGGGTGTTCATTCACCAGCTATCACCTCCAGAGCGGGTGGCATTTCGGGGGCCGGGTTGGCCGGGGTGGCGTGGGCGCCCGCCGGTTCATCGATGAGGTCGAGGGCCTCCCCCTCAGACAGTGGCGGGAGGTCGAACACATAGGCGCGGTATTCGTCTTGGCTCATCACCCCATCGGCCAGGGCTTTGGAGGCAATCGATTGCCGCCCGGCCACGTCGGGGCCGACCAGCGCCGAGGGATCGAATTCCACCCACGACCCGCGCGGCAGCCAGGTGGACAGGTTGGCCTCAACCCGGTGGGCGGTCGGGTACAGCTCGGACCGCCACCAGGTCTCGAACAGCATTTCTGGGTTGGAGTAGTTGAGGCCCCCGGCCTGTTCCAGATTGAGCATGAATGCGGGCACCCCAAAGGCCGCCGCAATTTGCTTGGCGTCCCACTCGCGCGACTCCAGCAGCATGAGGTCCCGCGGGTTGAACGCAAACTCTTTGAACGCGATATCGGGCGGGATCACCGCCGGGGCAGCACCGCGGGCGGTCGCGCGCGCCACCCACTGGGCCTGCAATTCGGCCGCCTGTTCGGCATCGAGGCGCCGGGCGGGCTGCAGCACCGCCCAGGGGATGCCGCCTCCCGAAAACACATCGGTGGCATAGGCCGAGGCCGCGGCCGAGGCGGCCACGTTGGGCGCGTAGGCAGCCAGGGCCGAGGTCCCACGCAGGCTGCCGGGGGTGCGCGAGATTTGCAGCACATCGGCCGCGTCTAGATCGACGTTGCCGACCCGATAGCCCCGGCCGCCGGTCGATTCCTCCTTGACCGTGACCGCGGCCGGGTCGAGCACGGTGAAGGTTTGCGGGAAGCCCGATTCGTAACGGCTGGTCACCCAGAGAAACGCATCCCCGTAGCCGTAGATCGACGCCACAATCGCAAAGGCGCAATCACCGAAGCCGCCGGGGAACCACACCGGGTCTGGATCGCTGACCCAAAGCGGCTGGTAGCTGCCGCGGAAGCGCAGCGGCAGGGTGGCAACCTGTTGCGAGACGAGCTGCAGGCAGCGCGCGACCGCGCCCACCCGGCGGGCCAAATTGGGGTTGGCCCAGGCGCCGGTCTCTAGGAACCAGTCAATAGAGGTTGGGTGTAGGCCCTCTAGGTCGGGGTCGAGACCGGCGGGCGCCCGGCGAAAGCGGATGCGGTCAAGCAATCCCACGGCCGGATTAGCTCCCGAGATTACACCCCCAGCTAGTAAATGGCCAGCGGCCCATCCGGCCCAGCATCGGCCAGCTGCAAAGCTCGCCACCAGGCATTGCGGGCAGCGATAGCGGCATCGACAAAGGCGCCATCATCGGGCCGGGCGAGG